CCAAACGGGAGACAAAATGAACAAGCCAAATTATTATGCTGTAATAACAGCAGAAGTAAGATACGATACAAGACTTACATCTTTTGCAAAATTAATGTATGCAGAAATAACAGCTCTGGCAAATAAGGAAGGTTATTGCTGGGCTAACAATACTTTCTTTGCTAAGAACTATGAGACCACAGAACGAACAGTTCAAAGAGCATTATCTCAGTTAGAACAGTTTGGTTACATAAGAAAAGAACTTACTAACAATAATACAGAAAGAAAGTTGTATATTGCTATGACAAAAGAGTCAGAGGGGGTAGACAAAGTTGTCAGCACTACCAATGACAAAAAGGTCGTACATAATACTATAAAGGATAATAATAAAAAAGAATATATATATAAGAGAGATTTAGAAGACTTTAATAAATTTTGGAAAAAGTTACAAGGAAGAAAAGTACAAAAACCAGCTGCACTCAAAGCTTATGTGGCAATAGACACCGAGTTGTCGGCAGATGAATTAGCTGAAAAATTTAATTCTTTGTTACATTCCAGAGAAGAAAAGTTTGTGCCTTATCCACAAAAGTGGTTGAAGAACGAAGGTTGGAATGACGAGGTCAAGAACACAGTTAGCGGTCATGTTTATATGTCAGATGATGAAGTTTACAGAGATGCTGATGGCTACATTATTTCAAAACAAGAATATGAACAGTTGCAAAAGTAAAATATAAAATATATAATAAAGGTAAATTATGACAACGAATGAAGTACAAGATACTCTACTTTCAGATAAAGAGCTAGAGGTAAAGATAATTAGAGATGCATTACATATGCATAAACTTTGGTTTAAAGATGGCAAAATTATGCCTAGATATCAAAGAAAACTAGAGGTCTTACTCAACAAATATGAAAATAAAGAGACTGTAATTTTAGCAAAACATAATTTATCTGGGAGTATTTATGACACAAGCACAGATTAACACAGAACTACAAGAATCAAATTTCAACAAAATTACACCTTACATTGATAGACTAGCAAATATAAATTTAGCAATATTAAAAGGCAGACTTGAAAGAGGTATGTATTTAGCTAAAATAAAAGCTGACAAAATCTATCAAGGTTATGATGGATGGGTTCATACTTGGGCAGAGTTTTTAGACAATATTGGTATAGCAAGAGAAACAGCAAGGCAAGACATGGAGATTTATGCTGAGTTTGCAAGTTATGTTCAAGCTAATCCTAAACTAGCAGAAACTTTAACTTACGAAAGATTGGTAAGGTTATTGCCAGTTGTAAAATTAAATCCAGACATAAAACCAGCAGTTCTAGAAATGGCAAGTTCAGCTAGTAGGTCTGATTTCGATAACAATATAAAAGAACTAAAAGGACAAGTGCCAGATGACAAATGTGTAAATCCAAGTGAATGTTCAAGTGCAAAAATTATTTTAGAAAAATGCCAAATCTGTGGGGTGACTTATCGCAGGAAAGACCTGGAATAGGGGATTTGAAATGAACAATAAATTTATAGAGGAACATTCTTTGGACTATGTAGACTTTATTAGAAAAAAACAATGTTGTGTTTCTGGTAACCATGTAGCAGACCCACATCATCTTCATGCTATTGGCATGGGTGCAAACAGACAAAAGCCAAATGCTAGACACTTTACTTGTGTGCCTTTAAGTAGAGATATGCATACAGAGTTACATCAAATAGGTATGCAAAGATTCCAAGACAAATACAAAATAGATTTGTGGCAAGAGGCATATTATTTTTTTATAAACTTTTTAGTTTCAAAGGGGATTGTAGAATGAACAGAACAGAGCAAATGTTTTATGCTTTGTTAACATCTATTGAAGATAAATTAATTACTTTGATAGAAAGAGGCAATAGTGAAAAACGAAAAAAGACAATAGCAAAAAGGACAATAGTTAAAAAGAAAAAAGGACAATAGTAGTTTGACTAGACAAAAGACAATCAGCTCTTATAATAATTGTATGTCTATGATTAAGAAAAAAACTTCAAAGTATGAAGTGATTCAAGCTATCAGAAAACATAATGGTATGGTTGTTGACATATGTAAAGAACTTGGTGTGACCACACAAGCTTTTTATAAAAGACTAAGAAACAATGAAGACCTGAAATTAGAGTTTGACCAAGCAAGAGAAACAATGATAGATTTCTGTGAAAGCAAACTAAAAGAACTAATTAAAGATGGTCACTTTCCTAGCATACAATTTTATTTACAATGTATAGGTAAGCATAGAGGTTGGGTTGTCAAGTCAGAAAATGTTACAAAAGTTGAGCATACAAATTATGTTATCGAGATGCCAACAGAGCAAGAGGTAGCTGAAGACGACATTGAAGAAATCGCAATCAACTAATACCACAATATGGAAACCACACAAAAAACAATCTGAGTTTCTATCTACCAAAGTTGACGAATGTCTTTTTGGTGGAGCTAATGGTGGTGGTAAATCTGATGCCATCATGGTCTTACCTTTAAGATGGGTTTACCATCCAGAATTTAGAGCAGTTATATTTCGTAGAAACACAAAATCTCTTAGAAGAATTATCGACCGTACAATGCAATTGTATAAAAAAGTAATTCCAGAAGTGCATTGGTCTGAACAAAAATTAACTTATACATTTCCATCTGGAGCAAAAGTATATTTATTTCACATGGAACATGAAAGCAATAAATACGATTGGGAAGGAATACAATTAAATCTTGTTTGTTTTGATGAGATAACTTCTTTTACAGAAGAACAATATATGTATTTGTTTTCTAGAATCAGGTCTACTAATCCAGAGTTACCGAAATACATGAGAGCAACTGGAACACCATCAGGTGATAATGTTGCTTGGGTCAAAAAAAGATTTATAGATATTTGCAAACCAAATAAAATATATAAAGATAGTAATACTGAACTTACAAGACAATATATTCCAGCAACAATAGATGATAACCCAAGTCTAAAAGAAACAGACCCACAATATGAAAATAGATTAAAGGCAACAGGTGATGATAGAACTTACAGAAGATTAAGATTTGGTGATTGGTCAGTTGTTGAAGGTTCTGCATTTGAAGAGCTAGATGAAAGAAAACATAAAATAAAAGATTTTGAGTTACAAGCTGATGACATAATTATTAGGTCAATGGATTGGGGATATGCAAAACCATTTTGTGTTTTATGGTCAGTACAAAGAAACGACACAATAATAGTTTTCAAAGAATGGTATGGCACAACAGGAAAAAAAATGGATGAGGGTTTGAGGATGAGTGCTGAAGATGTAGCAAAACAAGTTGTTGATATTGAAAAAAGTTTTCCTTGTCAAGTTGCTTTAGGATATTGTGACCCAGCTTGTTGGTCAAAAATAAATCAGGTAGAAAGTATTGCAGATATATTTATTAACAATGGTGTTTTTTTTCTACCAGCAAAAAACGACCGCATCATGGGTAAGCAACAAATACATTTAAGATTAAAACAAAATGAGTATGGAGAATCAAAATTGTATTTTCACAAAGACTGTGAATATCTTTGGAAAGAAATATCAACAATACAATTAGACCCAAGAAGAAGTGGTGAAGATGTAAAAACACAAAAGTTTGACCATGCTTATGATGCACTAAGATATGGATTGATGTCCTCACCAGTTGGTTCAGAATCAGCAAGTGATGTTTTTTTAGGTGGCAAAAGAGAAACTGTAAAACAAGAGTTCTAATTTGACAATAGGTATTCTTGTGTTATTTTATTAGAATGGATAAGAAACAATTTATAGAAGAATACACAAACACTATTAAAGAAATAAAAGAACAAATAACATTTATGGAAGAAGCAGACCTGATGAGCGACAACAATATATTAGAATATATGGATGATTCATTAGACCTTACAGAAGCAAATCCAGAAGAGATTATTTTTTCCATCCTTAAAACATCTTTATCCCTCAAGAAGGGACTTAAAAACTCAGATTTAAATTAGTTTCTCCAAACTAATTATGAGCTGTTAATTGATTGCGTGGTTTCAATTGGCAGCTCTATTGTATTTGACATTACATTTTACATTAGGTATTATTATCAATAACAAATTTTAGGGAGGTCTATAATAATGGACAAAGAAAAATACATACTAGATGTTTTCATTAGCGTCATTGAAGTTGACGAGCGTGGGACAAAAGTTAAGGAGCATTTCTTTAAGCACAAAGACCTTAATGACAAAGCTCTTAACGCAGTTAAAGAAGATGTAGATTATCTTCTTATAAAAAAAAATGAAAAGGGGGGTTGGTAATGGATATTCATACTGAAGCATGGTTAGAAGACCGAGCAGAACAATATCATGAAGAAGGTCTAGATTGGAAAGATGCTTGTATTCAAGCAAAAGAAGATTTAGAAAATGGCAATTATGAAATGCCAGATTATGAGCCAGAAGATATTGGTGAAGATTGGAGAGAGATATGATTAAAGAAACTATAGAAGAATATGTAAACAAAACTCAAGACCACACAACAACAAAAGGTAAATTCAAATATCTTTATGACACTCTAAAGACTTTGACAAAAGTATTAGAATCACATACAGATAATTTTGATGGCATACAAAAGTGTTTTGATGAAATTCATAAGGGAATGGGATTGATGCGAGAGATGAATGAATCATTGTCAAAAAGAATTGAGTTTCTGGAAAGGCAGGGGGAACAAGATGGCTACAGAAATTGATACAACAACTTTAGACAGATGGTTAAAGCTTAAATCACATTCAGAATATTCTCAGATAATGGTGTGGCAAGGTGTAATGACCAGAAGTCCAGAAGAGTTTGAAAGGTTTGCAAAAACAAAACTTAACATTCGAGTTAAATTTTTGACACAATATAAAACTCTTAAAACAAGTGGTCGCCAAGCAAGTGGCGGTCGCAACGATATTTTGTTTGCAATTCATGAAAAAGATATTTCTGAATTTGCAATCAAAAGATTGACACTAGAATTTCCACCGTCATGGTTCGAGGATTACTATGACAACAATAAAGAACTAATCCCAAATTTAATTAAAAGGAAGGTAAAAAAACAATGGTAAATAAAAATGAGGAAGTAAAACCATACAGAGTAAAAGGTAAATCTGCTGAAGAAGTTAGAGCATATTTTAGGGAAAGAGCAAAAGCTTATTATAACAAACACAGAGATAAAATTTTGCAATACACTAAAAAATATTATGAGGATAATAAGGAAGCAATATCTGATTATAAAAAAGACTGGTATCAAACAAATAAAGCATCAGTTAGAAAGCAACAAACAGATTATTTAAATTCAACTGATGAGGAACAAGGTCTTACAAAACGCCAGGTAAGACAAAAAAAATTAAGAGAGAAGTATCAGTCAGACCCAGAATATCGTGCCAAGGTCTTAGCAGTACAGGCAGAGCATAGAGAAAAGAATAGACAAAAAAACAGAGCATATATGAAAGAGTATATGAAAAATTATAGAAAAAAAGATAAATAAATATTTGACATTTATAATATATAGTGTATTATTTATAGTATCTTATTTAAAGGGAAGGTAAAGATTATGGTTAAGTTAGAAGACAAAGTAGTAGCAACAGTAGTAGTTGCAATGGGTCATGCGCAGTTCAATATGGACTTCGCTGACTTTTGTGATTACTGTTGCAAATGGCGTGGCAGTTCTAAAGACTGCTATGCAAAAGAAAAGTTTCATAAATTCCAAAAGGAAGGTATTGAATCTTTAGCATGGGCAGACAAAGCATTAGCAGGTCTGGTCAATGGTATTGTCAGTTGGTATGAAGACAAATGTCATGAGCAAGTTGACAGAATTGTAGGTCGTATCAACTACGATAACAATGCCGATATCTCGGCAGAGGGGGGAAGATAATATGGAAGAAACACACATGATGGCAAAAAAAATAATTGAGAAGGCAATGAATGATTTGGTTGAACTAAGGGATAATCCAAATAGAGAAGATAGGTTGAAAGATATTGTAAAATTAACAGAAAACAATAAGTTTCTTAATGGAACAATTAGTTTC